TGTACTTTCGTCACCAAGCAATTCCTAAGACTATGTCTTTCACACATGTCGGTTCATCAATAATGGCGGCCTACCGTTCATGGGACCTTTACTATTTCAACCGAATTGGAGTTGACATTGACTTCGAGTATTTGCGATGTAATGTTTGGAAAGGGTCCTATTTTTCTCGTGATGATGGTGTCCCCTGGGAAACTCGTAGTGTTCCGCCTTTGTTGGTCCTTTGCCTTCAGAACCTTTCTGCCTATAACATTGCCTATACTGGTGGACCGAGTGGCGCTTACACTTACCATGCTCTTGATGGTTTGTACCCGCACAAATTGGCGAAGGGAATTGTGAGATTTGATAATCCAACCGTTGAGGCCTCCCAGACGTATAAGTCCCATGCCCACTTGATACCAAAAGCATTAGATCGCATGTTCACTTTTATGGGTGTTAAGAAGTACTTCAAGACCAAGAAGTATACCCCGTTTTATCCTGTGAAGTTGAGCCTCCCACCTGAATCGTCGTCTGGCCCTAGACCTGGAAGGCGTCGAGTTATGGAACCTACTCCTGATAAGCCATTCTTTCGTGTGTATTGCTTTCAGGGGCGTAAGCTTGAACTTGCTACTTACGCAAAATTGGAACTTGCACAAATGATTGCCGATGCATTGGCAGGTAAAGAACGGCCAATGAAAGATGATGCTTGGACATTTGCGGCCAAAGCCGAAGTATTTAATCGGTTTGGTAAACTTGGAATGCTAGCGAATTCGGAAGCGTTTGAGAAGTTCCGAATATTTAACATTGGTTTCATGACAGGGTTGTGTCTTGAGCAGCATCTTTTTAAGCTTCGATCCCGTATTGAGAGGGGTAGAATGATAAAGATTGGCTTGCGTTGGTGGCATGGCGGTGCGTTACGTTACTACCTGCAGTTTAAAGCTGACAATCCTTCCATGCGTTACTTTGATGGTGATTTTAAAAACTATGACATGAAAGTCCACCGTACTTTGATGGAGCTGTATTGTGTCATGGGTGGTGTGTATTTTGATTTTACTATGCACACACCTGAGTCTCAGGCGTATCGAATTTTGTTGAGTGTGGTTATGAAGTGGCTTACTCAACGCTTGACTCATGTTTTTGGCGATATCTGGAAAATGATAATCGGATGTATGCCTTCAGGCGCATGGGATACTTCTCACGGTGATTCTTGGATTGCAGGCTTTCTCTTTTGGTGGTACTTTGAAGTTGTTTATGAGGCTAATCCCTCTCGAAGGCGTCAAATGGATGCACTGTTTGCCTCAGGGCACGTGGAATTTGCGTGTTATGGAGACGATCATAATGGTGGCGTTCATCACCTACTTCATGATATCATCAATGAGAATGGTTATGCTCAGTT